ATAGGACCGCACCCAGACCGGCCCGAGTTGCGTGGTGGGATCGAAGGACGGCGGCGCCGGCGAGTCCTTGTACTGGCCGCTCGGGTTGAACTTCGTTTCCAGCCAGATATCGCCCGTGCTCGGCGATCCGAACTGAAACGTCTTTTGGTTTTTGATCCCCGACAATCCGTAGAGGTAGCTGTCGGTCGTGTACACGTCCCACGTCACGAGATACCGATGCCCATCGAACGTGGTTAGATAGAGATGCCACTGGTCCTGCCCGCGCAGACTGCTTTTGCCGGTCGGGATCACGACTTTCGCGGCATCCTGAGCGTGGACATCGGTATCCGTCGTCGGACTGTAGGTAATTTGGCGTCCCCCGACCTGCTCGGCGCCGTTGAACCCTGCCCAGAGCGGGTAGGCGTCCACGGGCTGTTCGCGCAGACTGTAGATGGCACGACGACCCGAGGCGTTGAATCCACGCCGCGTGATGGTATCTGGTGGCAGGACGAGCACGTCCGGCCGCTGAATCAGCGTCTCGAAGTACGCATGATCGCCTGTAGGTGGCGGCGCCTGCCCGTCCACCGCGACGACGACTTGTGTCGGACGGGCGAGGGCCATCGGACGCCTACCCCACCACGAGCACAACCTGCGTCGGCGCGGCCGGCAGAAACACCACCTGGGCACTCGGCTCGCTCCATGCGGACATCACCGACCCGGTCCCATCGCTACCCACCGCGCGCACGAGGAACTGGAACGACCCGAACGCGCCGGGATGCGCAACTGGCACAGGTGTCGGCAGCGTGGCTGGCTTGCCGAGATCCTGCACGATGGCCGGTGCCGCCTCGGCCGGTCGAATCCACCCACCCTCGTACCCCGTCACCACCGCGTGATCCACGCACTCCCACTGCACTGTGATCATGCTGTCCTCTCAATCTTCGCCGTAGGCCGCAACCATCCAGCGGTCCCTGAGATCATAGGCCGCCCATGACCTCGCCCGCCTGTCGAAATCTGGCCTCCAATCGCAGCACCCGCGCTTCCAAGTCCCGTACAGCTGCGACCAGATCATCAGGTGGCAGCGGCGGCTCAGGGGGCACAGGGGCCTCGTCTGGCGGTCCGGCGACCGGCTGCCCCGTGGCATAGTCCCACCACGTCACGTTGCTGCGCTCGCGCACCGTGCTGAAGCCGCGCCGCGCAATCGCACTGACGAAGAACCCGACCGTCTGCCCTGTGGCATCCCACCCAAGAAACTCTGGCGCCTTGACCGTCTGCTGAAAGTCCTGCGGCGCCATCGTCTTGCGCGTCTGTCCCGGCCGCAGCCACTCCCAGGTCGCTGTCAGCCACTCGCCGTGCACCCGCGCCACGAGCCACGGATTACCTTCGACCGTCGTGCCCTCGATGGTTTTCATGGGCCAGTGCCCAGCCTTCGAGTGGGGCAGCGTGACGACGTTCTGGCTGGCGCCTTCAACGCTCACCCGGCAGACGGACGTGACCGCCCAGTCCCAAATGTCCGACGCGTTGTGCCCGACGACGCGTGCCTGCGTCCAGTCACTCATGGCCGCACCCACTTGCGCCCGAACATGGGCGAATACCAGAACGCCCCCGGCCACACCGCTTTGCTCGCCACGTCAGGCGCGAACGGCTCGAACATCCCGTAGGGCGGCTGGTAGGCTTCGCGGCACGCTTCGGAACAAAAGTACGCATCGGCGTCCGAGGGCTTCTCCTCCTGCCCACGGCCCCCGCGTGCAAAGGTGAGCAGTTGGATCCAGTCGTAGGGCTTGCCGCGATTCTCCGCATACCAGCGGATCACCCCGTTGACATCCACAGGTAAAAGCGGCGTCAGGATGGCGGCGAGCCCATCGACGCGTAGCGGGAAGTTTCCCACGCCTTCCCCGTCACGCGACGAGATCGCCCGCCCATTGCCGATGGCGATCTCCACATGGGTGAACATCGAGAAGGTGCGGACCCGAATGAGCCAACTGAACGGGCCGCGGCCCCCATACAAGAGCGCATCACCGGGCTCGATCAAGTCCAGCGGGTATGACGGGTCCATCAGCCCCCCCAGCGAATCCGCGCCCAGACGCCCGCCGTCCACGCGCTCGCCTGGTCCCAGTAGTAACGGGCATAGGCGCCGATGGTCGTATGGGCGCCCACGTCGCCCGCGACCTCGACCTGTGCCGACTGCCGGTCCACGCGCACGTCCACCTGCCCGCCCTCGGTCGCGTCCGCCCGCGCCATCTGCCGGTCGAGCTCACGCTGCGCTTGCGTCGTCAGCGTCTCAGGCATACTGCCCACCGTCCGGTCGCGCGCCCCGTCGCGCCTGCGCCACACTGATCCCGCGCACCTGCACATGGCACGGATCCCAGCCGAGTTTGATCGGCGCGTCGTAGTCCCGTGCCGCAATCGCCGCGAGCACCGCCCGTCGTAAGGGTGTCCCCAGGCCCCACGTGATCCCCGTCTCGAGCCCATAGCGGTCGGCCGCACTCGCCAGGGCCAGCAGATACCGGCGACTCGGCGCCAGCGGGGCGTCATCATCGAGCACATCCGCCGCCAGCGCTTCAGGTGTCCCATCCGGCGCGGTGGCATTGTGAAACCCCCACCGCAGCAGACTGTGCCCACTCGCCGCCGCCCGCTGTTGCGCCTGCGGCGAGCGGTAGGCATCCTGAATGCGCGGACGGTCGCCCTCCTGCTCGAGGTCGTGCAGCACGCGCCGGAGCTGCGTGCGGAACACTGGATGGCATTCCTGTAGCCGCGCCATGTTCCGCTGGTGGCGCGCAGACTCAATCATGCGCCACCGGCTTCGGTGGCGCGTCGAGGCGCCACACGCGTCCACACGTCGCGCAGAAGCCGACCCTGCCATCGACCTCGACTTGCCGCTGCTCCCCGCAATAGGGACACGGGGGGGTCTTCACTGCACGCACTCCTTCCGCTGCGTGTCCGTCTTCGAGGTGTTGATACACATCTGCCGCAGGATGGACAGCATCTCGCGGGTCGTCTCCCGCTGGGTGTCGGCAAACGCCGTCATACTCTTCCCGGCAATCGCCGCTTGCTCGACGTGCGTGTCCACCTTGACCTCGATCGATTCGAGTTGCCGGGTCAACCGCGCACTCATCCAATAGACTAGGAACAGCGCCACGGCCGCAGCCACGCCATGTTGCAGGATGAGCGTGACGAGACTCCGCGCCCATGCGGGCAAACCGTCACTGTTGCCGTTGCCATTCGCCATGATGGTCTTTACCGACGCATGCCAGCGACCACGCCAGGCGTCGGGGGCAAGGTCGGCAAGGCCGCGAACGGCTCGCCGCCACGGGCAAGACAGTGCATCCACTGCCCCTCGTGCCACACCGGCCAGATGGTCACTTCGGTGTTGTGCCCCACGCAAACGGAGGGATCCCCATAGAGGGGGATCCCCTCCTGTGCGAGGCGGTCGCAGAACCAGATGTCGTCTTGCCATTCGTCTCGGGCGTATTGCCCCAGCGTCCACCAGGGCGGTCCTACACGCTCCAGGACCGACCGATGCGTAAGCAACGCCCCACTGGTCGCGGCGCGAATGCGTTGCAAGCCCAACGCTGGATCCTGCGGCACGACCCACTGCAGTCCCCCTTCCGGGTGCGCGTCGAGCCAGAGCACCTCAAAGGGATACCGTCGGCGTCGGCAACACGCCACAACCGCCGACACCTGATGCCGACTGAGTCGTCGAAGGGTATCGGGCTGGAACTCCAGATCATCGTCCAGCCACCACTGCCATTCGTAGCCCTCGTCCAGCGCCCACTGGGCGAGGAGGTTGCGATTCGCGGCCACCGAGTTGCCGCGCGAGATCTTGGGTGCCACGCGCCACCCCGGTGGCCGCTCCAGGTCGCTCAGACATTGCCAGAAGCTTGTGCCACGTCCCTGCACCGAGCAGGGCACGAGAATCACCCCCTCTGGCATCACGCCCGCTCCTAGGCGAGGGCGAACGTGGTCGAGTCGGGATCGACGTGCCAATACCCCCCAGAGGCGATCAGGTGCAACGTCTCTCCAATCGCGCCCTGCGAGGTCGCCACATCCGACGCGGTGCCGCCGGCATTGAAGCCGCCCGTCGAGGTCACGGTGTGCGCCTGCGCGCTCCCGCCGATGATCACGAGCTCCATGCCGTCCTGGTCGAGCGCTGGCAACGCCAGCGTCATCGCCCGTGCCGCCCCGCCCAGGATGATGTGCTTCCCCGGCCGGACGGTGATCGCGCCGGAGGCCCCGTAGGTGAACACCTCGGGACCGGACGCGAGATTGATCGCGTTGAAGTCCGCGCCGGCATTGCCCGCGAGGACCACCGCCGCCCCACTCGCGTGGGCGAGCGCCGCCGACCCATTGCAGCCACGCCGCACGTCGATCTTCGTGCCCGCGACCGCCTGGATCTCCATGTATTCGGAGTCGATCTTGAGATGCTTGCCCACCGCGAACCCCGTGGCCGACGCCACGACGAGGCTGGTGGTCGAGGCCGTCATCGACCCAGAGAGTGTCGTTGCTGAGAGTGCCATGTGCGGTTACTCCTCCTCGTGGCCTTACGCCGACCAAATGCGGGCGGCGAGTTCCGGCCGCAGGACCGCCCAGCCGGCGAGGAAGTCCAGCCGGCACGGCCACTGGTCGTTGTTGATGTTGTACTGCCGGACGAGCCGCAGACTGATGCCCGCATCCTTGTCGCTCACGCGTGAGGCCATGTCCGTGCCCCCCGGCAAGGGGAGGTCCGCACTTGCCAGGCAGAACGCATCGCGGTGATACGCCAGATTCTGGGCATACGACGTGCTCGCCGTCCCCACGAACACCAGCGCCTTCGCGGCCGTGGGCGCCGCATCGACCGTCTGCTGTGCGCCTGAGAAGTAGATCGCCGGGGCCACCGGGATCGTCGCCGCCCCCGCTCCATCCGCGGTCACGTCCGCCGTGACCACGAACTGCTGCAGCGCCGAGTTGCGGGCGCGCGATTGCGGGTTGACCGAGTAGGTGTCGGCCACCGTGAAGATCTCGCCTTCCTTGATCGTCACGTTGGCATCGAGGCCCGACACGGCAATGGAGGTGTCCCCGTTGCTCGAGGTGGTCGCGACCACGGGGGTCGTGTTGTCGCGCGTGCCCACCGTCAGCCGGCCCACGTTCTGGTCCATCTTGAACGCGAAGCCCCCGACCTGGCCCATCGTGCCCTTTCGGTACTGGGCACTGATGTCCGCCGTCGGGTTGAACAACGTGGTCAGGTTGCTGACGAGCGAGAACTGCGCCTCGGGATTGAGCACGACATAGCGCTCCCCGTCCATCGGCGCCGCTTGCTCATCCAGCCGCACGCCCGCACGCAGGTACTCGGTGATCGCCGTCGGGGAGGTCCCCGGCGTGGAGACATTCGACGACGAGTACACCTGCTTGAACAGTTGCAGCCCGTCCCAGTCCACGGCGTTCGCGACCGTCGCAATCGCGGGACTGATGAATCGCCGCGAGAAGTCGTCGATCGAGAGTGCGAGGTCGGCGGACGAGAACTGAATGTCGCAGCCATACTGCGTCGTCAGCCGAACCGGCACGAACTCTTCCACGGCATTTTCGAGTTGGAGGGCCTGCCCACGCCGGCCGATGTAGCGCGGGGGCTTCCGCACGTTGAGGGTCGTCCCGATCTTCGCCCCGGCGACAGCGAACTTGTCGTCGTAGTCCCGATTGACGGTGCTGGTAAATACCAGTTGGTTCTTGAGCACGCGCAGCGCCTCGCGCGTGATCATGCTGATGGTCAGTAGAGTGTTTGGCATCGCAATCGCAGTCCTAAGGACTAGCGACTACGCCGTGCTCTCTCCTGCTCGTTGCGGATCCGTTCAAACTCCGCCTGAGAGATCGTGGAGCTCCAGAGCGACGACGCAGCCGCAGTTGGCGCTCCCCCGACCGGCTTGACGGGGGGAGGCGCGGCGTACCGTGTCGCCTGGGTGGCCGTGCCGGTGGTTGCGGCACTCAGGCGGGCCTCGAGACTGCCCATCTCCTTCGCCACCTGGATCGGCGGCGCGTTCGCCAATCGCACACACTCCTCGGGATGTTGGCCGAGATAGTAGGCGAGGCGCGGCCCCACTGGACTCTGCCAGATGATGTCGCGCATGACGGCATTGACGGGCAGTTCGACCTGGGTCACGGCATCGTAGTCAGGTAACTCGCTCCGCACTGCGTCCACCCGCTCCTGGTATTGCCGCAGTGCTTCCACACGGACCTGTTCCTGCCGGATCGCCTCGATGCGCTGGTCGATGGCAGGGAGCGTTTCTCGCAGGCGCTGGTCGGTACGATACGCCACCAGGGCCGCAATGTATTGATCGTCGTCAGGAAAGTCACCCCGCTGGGGCTCAGGCGCAGGAGCGGACGGCGCCCCGCCGGACGATCGCCGCAACTGCGCGATCTCCTCCTCGAGGCGTGCCCGGCGTTCCGCTTCCACGGTCGCGCGGGCTTCCGCCTCGTAGCGTTCCGCGATCAGGCGGTCGATGCGCGACTGATACTTGGTCTTCTTCTCGCCGTCCGTCGGGGCCGTGCCCGCGTCCTGGTCCGCCGTCGCGTCAGGCGCGGCGGGCTCGGCAGGTGCCTCCGAGGGTGGTGGCGCGACCGAGAGGTCGCTGGGAGGCGCCGAGGTTGGGACCACGGTCGTAATGGTCGTCCCGTCCACCTCTTCGATGTGCACGTCACTCATGCGGTCGCCTCGCGCGCAGCGGTGGCTGCGTCATTCTGCGCCATTTCCGTCTCGTGTTGCAACTGCCGCGCCGTCTGCCGCTCGGTCTGGTCCGTCTCGATCATCTGACGGATCGTCTCGAGTTGCTCGTGCAGGAGCGTCTCGGCATGCTGGGTCTTCAACTGCGCTTCGGTCTTCACGAGCTCCACTTGCGCCTGCAGGGCCGCGATGCGCTCGCGCGACTGCACCTCCAACGACTTGATCTGGAGGTCGGACTGCGCCTCGACCTGCTTCTGTTTGATGACCTCGGTCGCCGCATTCAACTGCTGCGTGAGGGCGTCGATGAGCTGCCCGGCCTGCTGCAATTGCTGCTGCACCTGAGGCGGCACGGGCGCCTGCCCTGGCTGGTCCTGCAGCTGCGGCGGCAGCATCTTCTTCAACCGCTCCGCCACCATGCGCGCCCCCGGCCAGTCCATGTTTTGAACCACCAGGTCGGCCACCGCGGGCGCCATCGCCGGCTGCACGGACAGCAACTCCAGCATCGACGCGACGGCTTCCTGCCGCTGCGTCTGATACGCGCGCCCCACCTGCACCGTCACCCCGTAGCGACCCTTCGCGAGATCGATCTGCGTGGCCTGCGGCGGCGGCGGCATCCCCGGCGGCACCGGCTGCGGTTGCCCCCCAGGTCCCGGCACAAACGGCTGGTTGAGCAGCACAGCCTGCGCGGCGTCATCCGTGCCCATCGTCCGCACGACGCGTCCTGGACGGTCGTAGATGTGCGGGATGAGGTCCACGAGGATCTTGCCCGTGTAGGTCACCGCCCGCTGCAGGGAGTCGAGGAAGTTGGAGTTGGCCTGCTCCCCCTGCTTCTGCAGCGCCAGAATCGCGCGCCCGCTCCGCTCACTCGACGACAGGTTGCCGAGACTGGGATCGAAGATCCCCGTCGTCGCCTTGATGTCGCGGTCGGCCTGGTTGATGGCGACCATGATCGCCTGAATGGGCGGCTCGAACGTCTGCCGCTGCGGCGGCCCAGCAGCAGCCCCTGCGACACTCGTCGGCTTGTACTCCAGATAGGCAAAATTGCGGACGTTGGCTTGCTTCCACTCGGCCTCGTGCCCCTCGAATTGCCCCTCGACCCCAATGAAGGGCGCGCGGGGCGCGAGCGCAATCATCTCGGTCGCCGCACTCACCCAGTAGTTGTAGAGCCGCTGCACGTCCCGCGAGGACCGGATCACCCCCCGGTAGATGCGCTCCCCATTCACGTTGAGCTCTTCGCCCCAGACCCCCACGATAGGAATATGCCGCCCCGCCCAAGCGCTGGTCTCGAGGATGGCGTGCCCCGTCATTTTCGCCATCGTCACGATGGGGCGCTCGATGCGGCGCTCCCCGAGGATCATCTCGGGCGGCACATCCGGCGGCAGATCCGCCTTCAGCACCCGCTGCCCGCCCTGGAGCATGACGAGGTCGACCACCTCGATGTCTTTGGTCCAATACTCCGCAATCCGCACCTTCCCTTCAGGCGCCCAATCCGCCGTGCGGTCGCCCGAGGTCAGGAACGCGTCGAACTCCGCCGCATGGTCCGGCCCCCACTCCGCCTCGAACACATCCCGCGGAATGTCCTCGACGACAAACACATAGCGCGCGTCTGATCCGTCCGGCTCCTGCGCCGCCGGGTCGATGTAAACCGTAAGCGGGTTGAGGATGCGCTTGATCCGAATGACCTGGTCAAAGTCGTCCTCCGCCGCATACTCCGTCAGCACGCGCCAGAAACCCCGCCCGCAGGTGACCGCCTGCTCGAACGCCCACGAGTAGGCCGCATTGGCGTCCGACTCCACCTCGATCTGCCGGATGAGTCCCTGGAACACTTCCGCCGTGTCCTGGTCCGCCCCACTCGACTCCGGCAGCACGTCAATCGCGATACGCGACTGCCGTTGCGCGTTGATGATCTGCCGGATGCTCTGCGAGAGCTTGTCGATGGTCAGCGAGGGTCGCTTGTCCAACGTGCGCGCGGTGAGGACCTGGTCGGGCCACTGCTCGCCCGCGCGGAAGCGCAAGTCCTCGATGGCCTCCTCCCGCTGTCGACTGTCGGCCTCCACCGCCGTGTGAAAGCGCGTGCGCGCCTCCTCGAGGCGGGCCTCGTCACGCTTTACCATGCTTGCCCCCGCACACGGTCTTGACCGTCTGCATGTTGGTCGCCTTGTCCGTGTGCACGGACCCCTGGTCGCCCCGCTGTCCCTTGTGTGCCATCATTTGCCTCACACGGTCTGCCATGCTGTACACGCGTGGCTCATCACGCCCTACCTTTTCCTACGCCGCGATACCCGAGCGGTCGCCATGTATCGGCCTCGACCTTGAGGGCACTGACTTCTCGCGCCATCTCCCGCGCCAACGCATCCATCTGGTAGAACCGCTCGCGCCACTGCCCATCTTGTTCGTGCTGACACCACAACAGGCCGTACATCGCGTACCGCAGCCATTGGTCCGTCGTCATCGTCGTAGCACCGCAAGCGTCATCGTGTCCGGGTGCGTCGTTTTTTCCCGCCACGTCCGGCACGGTGGCGGCGACACGTCCCGCCATCCATGCTCGACGAGCCACGCCACGCACCGCCCGGGCCAGAGCATGTCCCGGTCGTCCAGGACCAGGCGGGTGATGTCGGGTGTGGCCTGCACCAACTGGGTCCACCGCCACTGCTCCACGTCATGGTGGTCGCCATCATAGAACACCGTATCGAAGCCCGCGAGCGAGAGCACGCGCTCGGACCGCACATCCACCACCATGACCGCAGGGAAGTAGCACCGATGATTCTCGAGGAAGACCTCAACCTCCGGTGCGCGCAGGCCCCCAGTCGTGTGGTAGCCGTCGAGCGTCACCACGCTGGCCCCGGTAGCCGCAAGCACCGCCGTCGACAGGCCGTAGTAGTGCCCGACCTCGAGAATGCGCCGCGCGCCTAGGCACGCCTGGTAGAGCGCCTGAATCTCAGCCTCGGACAGTAACCCACCCTGCGGCCCCCACTGCGGGCCACGCGTGGGCAACTGGGCGAGGTGGATGGGCGGCCTGGCGTGCATCAGCGCTCCCCGTGCAACTCCCGCAGCGTGCGGGGCGCGATGACGACCGGCGGCAAGGCCGAGATCATGGCAAGGCCCGTCATCTCAGGGGTGAGGCGGACCACCCAGGCCTCGACAGGGTCCAGAAGGGTGGCAACCCACTGTTTCGCCTCGTTCGCCGCGATGACGGGGCCAGCCGACTGCTGCGGCGCTGGCCGCATCCCCCCTTGAAAGTCATACACCGGCCCCGGTCGACGCGTGCGCCAATCGTACACAGGGAGCGGCATCAGCTACCCCATCCAGGTTGTTTGCGCTGACCCGACGTCCACATACTCCACCACCGGCACGGGCGCCACCGGCTCCACCTTCGCCCGCTGCAGGCCGCTCATGACCAGATAGCGCGTGTTGTGGACCACAGCCCCGTTGGCGAGGCAGAAACTCGCTGTGCCGGGCACGGTCAGACAGTAGACATCAGCCGGCGGAGCGAGCGCGACCCCAACGCACGTCCGCCGCGCACTGGCGCGAGCAGCAGCGCGTCCGCGCGTAACGATCCACCACAAAGCCTGCGCTACACCCCATGCAGCAACGTTCCTCGCGGTCCACGCCGCTCGCCTTGCGCGCCCGTGTCTTACAGGCATTCGAGCAGAAACGGTTGCTGCCAGTGTCCCGCGCGACATACGACCGCCCGCAGAAGCCGCAAACGAACGCCCTGTCACAGTGGAGGGTATCACGCAGGCGAGCATAGTGCTGCCGATGCCAGGCGCGGCCCACCGCAGACCGATGCCACGCACGTGCGGCCTCCACTGCCTCACGCGGGACGCCGCGTCGATGGCCCTGCTGATGCTGGCCGGTATGCGCGCCACGCGGCACCGCCACCAGGTTGTCTGGGGCGTTGTTGGCACGGTTGTGGTCCCGATGATGGATAACGTGTCCGACTGGAACGGTCCGCCCGTGGATATGCTCCCAGACAGCCACGTGCAGGCGCCGTCCAGCACGCTGGAAGTAGGATCCGCAGCGGTAGTAGCGGCGTCCCTGAAAGACTTGAATCGTGGGAGAGACGACCGTGACCATTGGATGCGCTGCGCTATCCCATCATAGCACCACTGCCCGCACATCTGGTCCGCTCGACGCCACCCGTCGGCCGTTAGGAATGGATGGTCCGGTGTGCAGCGGACCACGCTGCCGTCATCAAAGGTCAGCCGCACGGTCGGCGCCTGTCGCCGCGTGAGACGCGCCCCACAGAAGCGCGCGAGACTGCCGGCCCGCGAGACCACCCACCCCGCTCGCCCTACCAACTGCGCAATCGGCACCGCTCCATCAGCCGTCTGCACGCGCGTGTCGCCCGTCAGGCAGGCGTCCATCAGATGGTCGCGCTGCTTCACCACGCGCCCCGCCTCGTCGCGCCGATAGATGCGGTACTCCTGCCACCACGCCGACAGGCTCCTAAATACCTTCAGCCGCCCCGTCGAGAGGCGCGTCCACACGCGCTCCAGGCCCGCCTCGACTGCATGGTCCGCCAGATCAAGGTCGAGGCCGAGCTCGCGGTAGTGGTCGAGCAATCGCACGCCGTCCTTCTGCGCGCGGCCTCGAGACGCCGGGTCGATCACGCCAGGGATCCACGCGCCCCGCATCCGTACCGCCGCCGCATGCACAGCCGGCTCAGCCTCGCCACGCAGATGCTCGGCGTAGAGATACACGGTGTCGCTCTCACGATTCCACGCCCCCCATACGGCGGCCGTGGCTTGCCACCCTACGTCGAGCCCATAGCACCGCGGCCAGTGCGTGGGCAACGCAAACTCATCGCACGCCACGTCCGTCTCGACGACGGGATAGATCGCGCCCGCGCCGAGTTGCGGCACGCCCCGCATGCGCGCGTCTCGCTGCCAGGGGGGGATCGAGCGCGCGAGCTCAGCCTGGACCTCGGGCGCCAGGTGCGGCACATCATCCCAGGTCGCCGTCACCACATAGCGGCTCATCAATGGACCGTCTCCGCGTGCGGCGGTGCGTCGTCCTCGGCCTCGAGCACACGCCGCGCGTACCCCTCACAGTCGGGCTCGTGGTGCAGGTCGACGTAGCCGATCCCCTCCACCAGCCCACATAAGGGCACCTCCGCCACCGCGCCACACGCAGGGCACCGCAGCCAGCAGCGCCCGTCATGCCCTATCGTCAGGCACCAGTCAGGCGGCATGGGTGGCCTCCAAAAACGACAGAATTAGCGGGGTCATCCCGAGGAGTGGCGTGAACGTGCAGAGGATGATGCCGCCCGCGTGCGTGCTCGTTTCCATCGTCCGCAGGAGGCACTCCGTGTAGATATCCTCAGGAGGCTCCTCATCGAGCCAGATCACATGCTGCGCGGTGCCCTGATACGCCTCGCGCCCCTGATCGTAGGACCGGAACTGCAACTCGCTCTGGGCGCCACTTTCGTGGCGCACGAGCACGCTCTCCAGGGCATCCG